CTTAGTGTAGCCAATTAATTGACTATCTGAAATTGGTTGTTTAGCGTTTCTAAGTGATGTTCTGAAGATACGTCTAAGGAAAAAATGCCTGCATTGAGGTCCTCCCTTGTAAAGAAAAATGTTATATGGCTCGCCATCATGACCGAAACCTTTATTTAATATATTGCTATCAGCATTTTTTAGATCTTCTTTTGTATAAAGCTTATTAGCAGCTACCATATCTTTGCAAAAATCTCTGCTTGTACCTGATTTATTTACTAAAAAGTTGTCAGTAGCGTAAACATACCTGACTTTGTAGTAAAAGCTTCTTGACTTATTTGCCCCATCTTGACTACTTCTTTTATTTGGAGTTGCTTCTACAGCTGATGCAAGTTCTAGCTTTTCTTGGGTAGCACTATTTAATTCAGTCTCAAAGTCAAAATCTTGATGTTCACCATCAACAACCTCTTCATCTACAAGTTCCCAGTCATCTGGCATATCTTCACCATGTAAATCAATCCACTTAGATAGCCCAGTAGCTTCAGAATGGTCCTTACAAGCCATATAAGAAGTTCTGCCATTATATTGATGCTCGTGGTACCCTTCACACCCTATTGACTTTGCATGAGCTTCAGCCTCCTCTATTGTGTCAAATACAGGTTTTCCATCTATATTACCAACTTTGCTTAAATCTTCCCTAACAACAACCTCTTCATCTAATGGTTCAAGTCCTAGTTCCTCTCTAATTTCATCTTGAGTCATAACAGCTGCTAAATCTTGATTTGTAAACCTAGTCGTAATTGGTTTTAACTGTACAAAATTGACAGGCATATTAAAATTATTTACTTTAAATATTTTCCTTAGTACCTTTACAATGTGATCTTGAAATGGTTTTATAACAGTATTAAGGTAAAAATTTGCTGCTGTATTCAGTTCATCTGCATTATTTCCTAAACCTGAGTCTGATTTAATTCCCATTAACATAGGCGAGGTTACTCTATGCCCTGTTAGTATATTTTGTACTAAAAGCTCTTGTAATGCTAAATACTGTTTGTCAGCATCACTAACACTTATTGGTGTAATTTCAGGTGTTCTAGTCCGATCGTCTGAGAACGTAAGCACAAAACGACCAGCTGATTTGGCACCAGTAAATTTTTCTGCTAAACTCCTTTCTAGTTGATGTCTTTCTTCAGCAGTCGGGACTCCATTGGCAAAGGAAATAAAATACGATCCAGCAAATCCATTTTTTATGTTATTGAGATGGAATTCAGCTACATTTTGGTCGACTAATGCCCAATTATTGGCAGCTACGTAATCAGGTGTATGATAAACATTCATATTAGGACTATACAAACCTGTGTACAATATTTGATTTGCTGACGTCCTGTCATTACTATTAAAGGCTGCCACCCTATAAGGTTTGTTTATTCTTGTGTTCGTCCAATCTGATGACACATAATAGCCTTTTACATTTCCTAATTCATCAGGCTTTTCAGCACGTATTTTTTCTACAGCAATATGGTAGATTTCAGCAATTCTTGTACGATCTTTACTCCATACAATGTTTAAGGCAAATGCCCCTTGTAACTTAAAGTCAAATGCAACCTTTTTAATAACCTCATGCAAGCTTTCATTCCCGTTTGCCCTGTCCATAAAGTTTTGTAGTTTAACTCTAGCTTCAAATTCTCTTTCATCTTCATCTTCAATAATTAAATTCTCACCTGCTATCATTTCTGCTGTAGCATTTATAATTGCAGCCTGCGTTGAACTATTATAATATAGATCTATTAAAAATTGAGGAAATAAATTTGCCCATTCCTCTGTTCCATAACTTATCCAATCTTTTCCTCTTATTTCTTTAACAACAGGAGCTGTAGATGTTTCTAAGCTTACTGAGCATATATTGTCTTTCATATTATTATCTGTTTTTCCATTCAGGTGTTTGCATTATTGCAAGTATCTCTGTATGGTCATACGTTTGTAAACCTACTAAAAAATCTGGCACGTTGCCATCAAATTTTAATACAGTTTTTGTTTTATCTATTGACAGCCTTATTGTTTCTGCATTAGTTTCTAAAACCTCAGAAAAGTTTACATCGTCAATATTAGCCATTTGGTAAATTACATATTTCATTATGGTGCGTCATTTATTATATCATTACTTGACATATTTGTCATAGTACCGTCATTATCAAAACTTGTTAAATCATCTATTGTAGGGAAACTAGCTGTACCGTTAGGATCTCCGTTCCTCCAGTAAGCTATAATGTTGTCTTCAGATGCTATATTAGTCGGATTGCCATTATTGTAAAAAGAATCCATTTTACCAGCACTTACAATGTCATCAAATAAAGCAACCTCATCTAATTTTATTTGGCCATAGTTTGCAGCCTGTTTAGCAAAGTATAAAGGCGCAGCTGTATTTACAGGAGCTGACCATGTACCTACACTTGAATAGGTAGCACCATTGCCGTTAGTCTTTCTAACCCCGTTTAAATAACCTACAAGTGAGGTTGATGTGCTGCCTAAGTTATATGTAAAGCCTATGTGATACCATGTATCAGCTGCTAAGACTGTATCAATATCTAAAATTTGGTATATTGAGGAACTATCACCTCCATAAATTTGAATACGTGGTTTACCTGCAAAATTACTTTGTATTTTGTATTCAAACCTAAAACCTCCACCACTAAAGAAATCACTTTTATTTAAGAATATTTGGCTATTTATAGCACCATCTGTTAACTTAACCCAAAAGCTTGAACTAAAGCCCCTATTTGCTCCACTTTGGTTAATAGTAAATATAGGAGCATCTCCACAATCAACATAATCATCTACACCATCAAAATCTAAACTAAAAGCATTTTCAAAGCCACTATCACCATACCAAATATAATTGCTACCAGTAGGCTCAGGGTGTTGTGTATATTGTACCTGTGCTGTTCCAGCTTTGTCAGATTGATACCATTTTCCTTTAGTCACTAAACCTTTTACAATTCCATTATTATTATCTACTGGTAATACGTCTGTTTCTGTAGCTGGTGCTGTATTGCCTGTAACTGTTACAGAACCTAACCATACAACCTCATATACTTCATACTTATAATATCCTGCAGGCTTTAAGTCTATTTCACCTAGAAACATATCAGGGTTTAAAGAATAAGTAAATGTGAATTCTGTATATCGATTATTAATTGTTTCAGCTGGATAACAATAAGCAATAGCACCACTCATATCATTTGTGATCTTTATTAAGTGCCTTACTTTTGTTGTAGGTGCACTTGTATCAATTCTATTGTCTTCAGTACAAACGTAAGCCTTAAATGTAGTTTCAGTAGTTCCTTGTATCATATAGTAATATATAGAAAAATATGCTTTTTATTTGGTATAAAAGAAAAGGGCACCCGAAGATGCCCTGTCCTTATGATGAACGCAAGATAAACTAGAAACTGTCGAGCAGTCACACCCTCATCAAGCTATAAATAAACTACCAATTATCACCCAGTTGTAGGGAATGTTCCAGATTCATTTATAAATCCTGATTGATCCCAAGGAGTAGTCGTATAATCTTCTAAAAAAGCAAATGGTATTGGCTCCAATCCATCGAATGTAAGAGTGTATCCGTTACGATCCCCAAAGGCTGCCCCAGTATCCATAGTTCCAGCATTTAATTCCATACCATTAGACATTCCTAAAGCAACGAATACATCGTGTCCATTAGCTAATTGTTGATTTAATTGAGCAAAAATTCTAACTTTAGTTGCTCCTAATAATTTAATTTCGTTTTGATCTTCTTTTGTAAGTTTGTTTAATATAATATTTACAGTTGGAGTATAAAAAATAGTTCCATTTTCTCTTGATCCAGTAATAGTATCCGTTATGCTAGCAACTCCAAGAGGCATCACATATTCGTAAATTGTACTACCATCCCAATCAATCGCATCTATTTCTAAAGGATGTGTTGCATCATAAGTATAAGACACATCTTTATCAAATACTGAGAAAAATATTTTTTTTACACCTCCACTGATCCTATTACAGTCTAAACCTCTTCCTTTTGTTAATGTTCCACAAGCCATGTTTTTGTTTTTTTAAGGTTATAAAGTATGGGGGTTTTGACACCCCCTTACTTCGTTTTTATTTATTATGACTGTCTTACAATATCAGCACCTACACCAGTTTGTACACCTGCAGAGTATCTTGCAACCATTCTAATGTTATCACTTCCATCCAATTGACCCATGTCAAGCAAATCAATTCTTGTAGAATCACTTAGCAGGTCAGTTCCAAAGAATAAGTTTGACTTCTGAGCAATTATTACTTGATTAGCAATCATTCCAGGACATACTGCAATTTTGTATCCGTTAAATACTGGCTCATAGTCTCCATTCATATTGTAAGCATTAACATATCCTAAAGTAGATACTGCTTGTATGTATAAAGAATAAGTTACTGGACTCATATATATATGTAAGTCCTCTTTCGGCATTACTGCTGCTGGTATTGCTGCTACTGCAGTTTGTAAGTTAGCAATAATGTTAGCTGCTGTATAAGCTGCTGTTGCTGCTGATTGTACTACAGTACCATCTACTCCAGGTAGTAAGTAACCAATAACAGGTCCTACAAAACCATCAAACTGTCCGTTTACACCTACAGGTCCTGCTGCTAATGCTCTACCTTGCCATATTGACTCTTCAGTTGCGTTTGCAATGATTTCACCCATATAAGATATAACATAATCTTCAAAAGATGGTGGAGGTGGTGCTCCTGCTCCTGCTCTCATCTGTAATGCTTCCCATGAACTTAGTAAATTTGCTTTACACAAGTCTAGGTTGATTTGTAAATTTTTAGGTTCTAAAACTTTTTCAGTAAGTGCTAGAGTTCCATGATCTGTAAAGTCACATGTAGCGTCTCTCACTACGTCTGTTCCTGCCATTCTTTGAATATTAGACTTGAACTTGATGTTTTCAATCATTGTTAAATACTCTAATGACTTTGCTTGTTTAAGTGCTGCTGCGATGTAAAAACCAGCTGCCTTACCTGCAAAATTTGATGTTACATTAAATGCCATAATTTTTGTTTTTTAATTATTAATTTTTATTTATTTAAGTCGTGTAAAAATTTATCTCTGCTTGATAATTTTCTGTATTCTTTTCTTGTTAATACAGTTCTTTCTGAGCTAAATTTATTTGTATTTATAGGAGCATCAGCAGGACTTTCTGCTAGCTCTGTTTTTAACTTTTCATTCTCAGCTTTTAATTCTTCTACTGAAAATTCTTTTACTTCAGTTGTTTTTATAGTCTTTGGATTTGTAGATGGCTCTTCAGTTTCTGTAGACATTTCTTCTACTTCATCATCACCTCCAACTTTATCTCTTTTAAGATCAGCTACAGCATCTTCTAGGTTTTGGATTCTTTTTTCCATTCCTTTCCAGTCTGCTACATCAGCTTCCTCTTCGTAATCATCATCATCTTCTTTTTCCTCTAAGTCGATTTCTTCATTCATTTCTTCTTTTGGTGTTTCTTCCTCTTCCGTTTCACTTTCCATTACTTCTGAAACTACACCTTCCTCCTCAACTCTAAAAGATACACCTGTATCAGTTTTATATGTTCCAATAGGCAAAGGTATTGTTGTGCCATCTTCAGTAAGTACGCTAATATCGACTCCTGATTCTAACTCCTCTGCAGTTGATACAAATATTGTACCATCATCTGACTTTGCTTGCCACTCTAGTTTGACTTCTTTATTAAGTCCGAGAGCTACTAAAATTTGTTCTTTGATGTCCATAGGTTCTTTTTTTAATATATAGATTAATTATTAATTTGTTTGATTTTCGTTTATTATCTCATTTAACGCCTTTAAGATCTCAGCATCTGTTGGTGTTTTTGTACTCATATTTTCCATACGATCAGTAAAATATCCTTCAATACTCAAACCCTTAAGCTCTCCATCTTTTATTTTATTCCATAACTCATCATTGTCAATTCTCATTTTAACGAACCACGTTCCGTTAGGTAAGTCAAATCCATAAAGTTTTGATTTATCCATATCACCTTCTTTAATCCATGATTCTACTGTTAAAACACCTGAAACTCTATCTTGATGCTGGTAAGTTGCTTTATGATGATTGTTATTTTTTAAATACAACTCACTTGCTTTTCTTACTGTATCAGGACTAAAATAAACATAATAATCTGAGTCAGTATTTGGGTCATATCTAAATATTTGTTTATTAGGAATCAAAGCAGGACTAACCAGCATACGTTTTTCTTCATCTACTTTTGCAAGTGTTAAGTTGTTTTTATCTTTTCCAAAATAAACAAAATCTTGCTCTATTGCAGGTGCAGTAACTAAGCTAATTGCATCAATTGCTAGATCTTGATTTTCATCTGTAATTACAAGCTCTACAATTCTTGTTGCTTTTTCATCTTCATAGTGGTAATCTGGATTTGCATCTTTACACTCCTCAAGTGTATCGTATTTACATTCACCAGTTTCACCCCATTTATATTTTCCGTCTTTACATTCAGTACATGGCATATTAATATATAGGTATTTAATTAATTTATTTGATTTTATATTGTAGATCTTCTACGAATATTTGCAAGCTGGTTTTGACTTGATGTCATTTCATCTGTTACTACAAAAGCTTTAATTGCTTCTGGTGGTTCTTGGTCTTGTAAAGTAAAGCCACCCCCCATCATTTGTGGTGAAGGCGTACCACCAACAGCGCCGCCACCTCCTAAACCTGCTGCTGTTCCCCCTTTACTTGAACCACTAGACATAATATTTCTAATCTGTACAGCTGAGAATGCAGCTGCTAAGCCAGCCTGTACAATAGGATATCCAGGGAAAGCAACTGTTATTGGTGAACTCTGAGCTGTAGTGTAAGCATTTTGAACACCTTGTACACCAGATATTGTAGCCTGTGCTACAGCGGCAGCCTTTGCTATTTTAGAACCCCTACCAGCAATTGCACTAACTAGTTGTAACCCAGACTTAGCCATACCAACTTTAGCATCTCTGACGGCTTTTTGCCTTTGCTTTTCTTTTTCAGCATCTTCATCTGATTCTGCTTCATATTGCGCTCTAAACTTATCAAATATTGCCTTTTGTTCAGTTTCAAATATTTCTTTATTTTGCAACAATACTTTATCCTTTTCCTGTTCATCAAAAATAGTTGCATTTATACTATCTAACCTTATTTGATTTTTTCGTTCAGCTTCAGCCCGTTCTCGTTCTTCTAGATCTTCTATGTTTTTAATGCGTTGATCTTCTGTTAGTTTATCAAACTCAGCAATTGTGGCAAGCTGTGCATCTTGTTTCTCCTTTTCTTTAGCTGCAAGATCCTCTTCATCTTTTTTTCTTTCTGCTATTGCTTTTCTTCTAATTGTATTTGCTCTTGTTTCTACAGTTGTTTGCCTTCTTGCACTTTCTCTTTTTATATTTGCTAATTTAATTTCTAAGTCAGCAACCCTTTGTAAATCAGCTTCAAGGTTTTCACCCATACTGATTTGAGTTTTACCAATCCTTACTGCTTCCTCAGCATTTGCTACTTTTTTAGCATTTAATTTTGTTTCAATAGCACTTGCATCTTCTAAAGCTTTTAGCCTTTCTTTTTCAGTAAGATTAAGATCTTCTGACTTTAATTTAAGCTTCTCAATTTCTGCACGTCTTTGTGCAAATTCTACATTTAGTTCTCTTTCACTATCTACTAGTGTTTGTAAGTCTCTTTTTAATTGTACGGCTAGTCTGCTTTCTTTTGCAATTTCTTCGCCAATACCTTTAAACTGATCACCCATATCAGATAGACCACCTTTAATATCACCACTAAACAGCTTACCAATAGCACCTACTAAACCAGAAACCCTATCAATTAATACCTTAACTACAGCACCCATACCAGCTAAAGCACGTTGTAAAAGTTCAGCACCTTTTTTAGTTTGTGTTAAGTAAGTAACAAAAGCAGCAAAAGCGATAACTAATGCACCAATTCCAGTTGATATTATACCTGCTGTTATAGATGCAAAAGCAGCCTTTGCAGCTGGTATTATTTTTCTAAAACCATTGCCAATACCATTTAAAGAAATACCAAACACTTTATAGTTTTTAATGTCATCCATTAAAGTACCACCAACATCTTTTTGTGCTTTATTAAATTCCTTTACCTTTTCAGTAGCATCTTTTTGCTCAAGTTTTAATTCTTTTAATCCTAGTTTTTCAGCTTTTATTTCTGATGTAAGTTTCTTAATATCGGCTGTAAGTTTAGGTTGTCCAGCATAAAATGCTCCCTCTGGTATACTATCTTGTATTGCTTTAAGTTTAAGCAGTTCCTTTTCTTGGTCAAGTATAAACTTATTTTGTGCTTGTAAACTAGCATTCACTTCTTTTACATTCCCTTGAGCTTTTTTTAACGTATTTGCATATTCTTGCGTATCTTGAGTTGCTGACTTAACATCAGACTTAATGCTCATATATATTTCCTCTGCCATAATTTATATTTTATAAACTAACATTTGTTGTTATTTGTGTAATTGTTACATTCATACACCATTCTATTATCTGGTTTGTGTTGCTCCTGCATTGTAAAGCTAAAGTGTTACCCGTACCTACTGATGCTAGAATACGCCAGTTTGTTACAGTACCACTTGTTTTTATTGTATCACGTTCTCTTTGTATGCTTGCTGTACCTGACTTGTTTATTATTACACCCCTTTCTACATAAGAAGCATAGTCACCTACAGAACCAGTCCCAGATGAACCACCAGTCCTTACAGCTATTGTATCAGCATGAAAATAGATAATACAGTTATCTGGTATTGCAAACCTTACACCACTTACATTATTTATACCACTAGATACATTTGCTGTGCCTGTAGTTTGGCATCCATAGATACACTGTATTGATTGCCTTTCACCTAATAAGTCACCATTTGTATTACCACCTATGACTATTGAATTACTTGTAGTGGTATTTGCTAGCTCGCCTAATGTCAAAGAGTTATTTATGCCACTAACTACAGTATTATCTATGCCTATTGTTACATCTGACCTATTTAAGCCTGTTAAGGTATTGCCATAGCCATTAACTATATTATTTTCTACACCACTATTAATAGTATTTGCGCCCCCTCTTATTGTATTGTTTTCTGTTAATAAGTTACTTTCTAAAACTAAGCTAGGTTTAAAAGCTCTACATACAGCTGACTCAGTATCGTAAAAATACCCATACCTTTCGCACGTCGTTTGGTCAGCTGGTGTTAAATTAGTACCATCCTGAGAAAAAAGCACTACACCAGTACTAGTAACGCCTAATGGCTTTAATGATTGACCACTGAGGGCTGTTATTGTTGTTCTAGGTCTTCTTGTTGGCATTATGGTATAAGTATAAATTCTACTACTGATAAATCATTTGGCTTGTAGTCTATTCTGTTCACTCTAAAAACTCTTTGCTTTATAAATACTTGGTCACTAAATTTAAAAGTGTTTATATCAGCTGCGGATAAATTTACTTTTAATGTCATAGTCCTTGTGTCTGGGTTATATAATTCGTTAAAATAAGGTAACCAGTATAAATTAAATAAATTATTTACAGGTGATACACCAACACCATTAATAAGGCTTTGTTCTCCAAACACAAAATCATAACTTGTACTTACAGATGGTACTTCTGTAGTATGTGAAAATTGTAATATATCTTGTTCTAATAGTCCAGCACTTCCACCATTTTGGGCTGGATAATTATAAAAGCTACTCAGCATTGTTTTTTTACCTACATTGTACAATATACGAGGTAAGTTGTCAAATTCTTCACCTCCTGAATCTTGGTTATATGCATAAATGGCTGGTACTATTAATTCTGTTAGGTTACTTAGTAAAGGTTTGATTACTGTTGCTGCAAATGGTTTAGCTGATATTTCCTCTTCACCTGTTAATAAAGTAGCACCAGACGCATCAAAAACTTTACTACCATATAAGTGCCTTGTGGCTCTTTTATATTCAGTAAAAGAATAATCATCTTCATCTTCTGCAAATTTAAATATAGTTTCAGCATTTAAATTCGTCAAAGGTTTTAGCTTAATATCACCTGTATCTATTTTATCAGTCCAGTTATGAGTTACGCCCCTAGCTGCAAGACTTACATCTCCAGAACCAGCACCCCCAGATATTTGGTTTATAAATGTGTCTGCATAAGTTTCAAAAATTATCTCGTTTGGAATTGTACTAGGTATTGTTACCAGATTAAACATTTTTAATATCCCACTCAAAAAATCCCATTGTTTTAGTTCTCCTCTTTCAGTATTAATAAGGTTTGCACTAACAAGGTTAATAATTGTTACAAAGTAATCCTGATTTATAAAAGTAATATTATAAACGTTCGATAAACCTACAGCACTTGCAAAACTTTCAATAGAGAATGTATCTCCAATATCCATAGAAGGTAATGTAGTGGTATGAAAAGGTGTAACAAAAGCTGTACTGTTAGCAGGTATTGCAAAAGTAACAGGGTTAAGGGTTTGTGCAACACCCCCAATATTTGCAGCTATTTGAACTGTAAAGTTAATAGTACTTCCTGTTGTATTTTCAAGCATATACCTTCCCTGTGAGATTACTTGCATATTATCAGCATCACAAGTAAAAAGACCATTCGTTCCATTTAGTTGGGGTGGATTTGAGTTACCACCAGCATTAAAGAAACCAGCTGTCATTATTGTAGCTGATGTCGGAACAGGTCCATTTGCTGGAGGAACTGCAGAACCACCTACATAGTAAAAGTTATATGTAGAATTTACAGTCTGTATTGATAAAGGTACACCTTGTGAACCCCAGTTAAAATCCATGTATAACTTTTCAAAGTCTACACTATCAAAAAATGTACTTGACCATGTAAACCCTGTGTCTTCAAATATTCTATTAATTAAATATTTTATATTTAGCCAGGGTCTATAAGCTGCTTCAAGTCTAGGCAAATCTGGGTAACCATTTGAGGAATTTACACCTAAAGCATGAGTCCAGTCACAAAATGGGTACTTTAATGTATCGTTTGCGTCCCTATAACCAGATGTACTTGGGTTTAAGTAAGTTATTCCCGCAGCTGGTGAGTCATTCCAACTTAATTTAATCTGTGTTATATCATAAAGGTGTGCAAGTTCTTCAAAGTCAATATCTCCTATTTCACGCTTGTCTAAAACATCTTTTAAGGCTATTGCTTCACTATATAGGTTTACATTATAGCTGACTTCACCCTCTTTGTCATTTACATCTATAAGCCTTAAAAAGCCTTCAAATACTAAAAAGCCATCTACTTTTAAATTACATTTTGTTTTTAAATAAGGGTTAAAAATTATGCTATCTGATAAACGTGTTATTTCAAAAATATTATCAAAAGCCCTTTGGTTTTTTTTCGTTTCTGGTATTTTAAAACTTTTACTATAAGATTGTACTTTCTCAGCAACCTTTGTAAAGTCATCCACACTTAAAGTTAATGGTATGTCTTCATCTTCATATAAATCTAAAAGTATTTCACCAGTGTCAAAAAAGCCTTGTGGCTGGCTACTAGCACTTTGTATTCTAAAGCTGTTTATAATAATTTGTGCTGTACCCGCTGGGTCTTTAAACCCTAGTACAATAGTTGGTTGTGAAGATGCAAACTGTACATTATTAACTGCTATTGTAGTTATTGCTGGCGTACCCATGTTAAATTGCTGTACTAAAGTATTGCCATCGTATTCATAAATAGTAAACTCTGAAGCCCCAGCTGCTACCGCAATATCAAATACTATCTGATAATTAGCCCCTAAACTTATATTATTTATTTTTTGTAATAAACAGCACATATCACCAGGACCTAACTGGCAAGCGCTACTTAACATATCAACAGTAGCTGATGATGTATTACCTCTGTAAAATTGATTCAATTGCATACCAGCCCCAAAATAGTGGTTTACTTGGTCTTGTACAAAAGTAACCCCAGCTGTCTCTACATTAATTGTAGACCCATTTAATGATGACCAATTTATACCATCTACATAGTACTGAAAATTAGGGTTTGTTAAATTAGCATTAACTAAAGAATATTGAGGAAATACAGATAATTGTACAGCCATGTTATATTGATTGTGTTCTTAAGTTTTTAGATTTCTCTACTTCAAATTCAAATTGTATCAGCTTATCATTAGCAACTGTTTTTCTTGCTATACTTTTAGTTGTAAGCCTTACAGGTTCTACATATTCATTAACAGCCTTAGTTTCAAATTCAGGTACTGTTTCTTGTAGAAAGCCATTTAAAATATAAACCTCTGGACTGTTT